TCGTAATTAACTGTATCTTTAGTCCAACCTGTAGGAGCAGCAGTTTGCGCAAACATCATTCTTGTGCCTGATGGGAAGCCACCAACACCAGTTAATCCTGATCCATTACCAACAAAATTTGTAGCAGTTAAAGTTCCACTTGAAGGATTGAATTGAAGTTTTGTTGAGCTTACATTCTCACCAGTAATAGTTCCACTTGTTGCACTTGTGAAAGTTGGATAAAGAGTTGCATTTGTAGTCGTATCGTCTGTAATTGTGATGCCTGAAGCAGGTAATGCAGACCAAGTAGGAGCTGAAGCTCCATTAGAAGTTAAAACATAACCGCTTGTTCCTGTTGAACCACTTAAAGCTAGTGTGCTTGAAATATCTAGAGTAGTAACTTTTGCTGAAGATGCAGTTGTTGCACCTAAAGAAGTGTTATCAATAGTTCCTGCGTTTATGTCGGCAGTATCGGCTACTAGACTGTCAATATTGGCAGTTCCAGTAATATACAGATTTCGCCATTCATGCCCTGTTCTACCTAAATCGTAAGTATTGTCTGTTGCAGGAGTAAATTCAGAATTTATGCGAGCAGTAAAATTAACTGTGTCTGTATTACTACTTCCTAAAGTTGTTGTGTTATTAACTGTAAGTGTTGAAGCAATAATAGAGTTTGGTAATGTTCCACCAATAGCAGGAGGGCTTGAAAGGTCTAAAGTTCCACCTAATGTAAGACTTCCGCTAGAAGTTACAGTTCCTGACAAAGAAATTCCTGAAACTGTTCCTGTTCCACTTACAGAAGTAACTGTTCCTGTTGTTGGAGTAGCCCAAGAAGGAACTCCTGAAGCCAAAGTAAGGACTTGACCATTTGCTCCAGCAGAAAGGAATGTAGTAGTTCCTGAAGCCGTTTGATAAGGAACTGAACCTGATGCTCCGCCAACTAAATTAGTTGCGCTTCCAGCAGTTCCTGTAGTGTTTTGATTAAATGTAGGCCATGTAAAAGTTCCAGTTGAGAAATCACCTGATGCAGGAGTTCCTAAAATTGGAGTAACTAGAGTAGGGCTATTAGCAAAAACTAAAGCGCCTGTTCCTGTTTCATCGCTTACAGCAGAAGCTAAATTTGCTGATGTTGGAGTTGCCAACCAAGTAGCTACACCAGTTCCCAAGCCAGTTATTGATCCTACAGCAGGGGTAACAGTAGTATTTCCAGCTAAAGTTAGCTGACCTTGAGAATTAACAGAAAATGTTCCAACTTCCGTTGCTGAACCATAAGAAGCAGCAGTAACTCCAGTATTTGTAATACTAAACTGGAATCCACTTAATGTTAATCCTGTTCCTGCTGTGTATGTTGCATTGTTTGAAAATTGAACAAAAGTAACAGCAGTTACCCCTAATGTTCCGCCTGGAACATCTGTGCAAACCCATGCAGAACCTTGCCAAACATCGCCTTCAAGAATAAACAAATATGCAGCTAATAGCTCATCCCATGTATTTGCATCAGCAGCTCTAGACCATGCTCCTGAAGATGCTACATATATGCCATTATCAGCTTGAGTTGCTTGGTTTTTAACAAGAACTCGATCACCAGCAACTAATGTTACCCCATCGATAGTCAAAAGACCTGACAAAGTAGGAATATTTGAAACAGAGGCTACCAAAGCTGGCTGTTTAAAACTTAATCCTTGAGCTACTGAATCTACATACGCTTGATTAACGATACTTGTTGGCCCACTTGGAACAGAAGAAATTGTTCCAGTAGTAGTTGAAATGTTTGTAAAAGCGCCAGTAGAAGGAGTTGTAGCTCCAATAGAACTACTATTAATCGTGCTATTTGTTATATTTAAACCTGATTGATTAGGATTAAAAGTAGCAAAAAAAGGCTGCCCTTGACCAATAAAAGTTTGGAAATTACCCTGAACATCAAAATAAGCCTGAACAGGCAATAGATTCTGAACTTCAGATTCTGCTGGATTAGCCATAAAACATCCTTTTAAGGCGAAATATTACGATTGATTGCTCAATGGAGTTACATAAACAAGAGCTGGGCCTGATGCTGAACCAATAGCTGAAACTTGAAATTCATTGGCAGGAACAGACAAAACAATAGGAACTGTCATAGAGGCTGGCAATATGAATGAACCTGTTGCGCCATCAGCACCAATAGAAGCAGTTGTTGCAGTAACTCCAACTGGAGAAACTTCAACCGCTACAGTATTAGCACCAGTATTTAAAAACGATGCGAAATTGCTGAGAACACTACCACCAACTGCGGAAACAGTAACTGCTGCATGAGCAGTCGCTGCCACCGACAAAGTAGTTGTTCTGCCTGCTAAACGCAAAACAGTAGTATTTGACATGATTAATCCTTAGATTGCAGCAAGTTGTTGCCACTTAGAACCATCAGACATCCACAATTTACCAGTTCCAGTAGCGTTAGAAGTAACGGCTAGGCTGTTTGCAGGAGCATCTGTAGTTGTTACATTGTCTGTAATGGCTGTATCAAGAGATAGAATTTGAACTGAGCCAGTTGAGAGAGTGATGCTGTCTAAAAGAGGATCTGCGTAAGATACACCTACGGCTTTAGTATTTGAAGTCATTTTTTGTCCTTTGCAAAGGGTTTGTAATGCCTAATTAGGCAGATTAAGTTTACTCCATATTATCTGTTTCGCAAATAGTTTCCTAGATGACCTTCAAAACATTTTAAACCAATGTGACCCATGCCAATCTCAGGATCTATCCAAACTTGACCGCCTATTTCTCTCCAACGAATACAGAAAGAATAATCCTCTCCAAACTTATATTTCAATTCTTCGCTATAAATATAGTCAAATAATGGATAAAACTCTTTTGTTGCAGATTCATGGTGAAATCCTGTTTTTGGATAAGCCTCAATCATTTTGGCTATGCAGTTTCTGCTAATTTTCATAAATCCTGTAGGAGCGCATTGGACTTCTAAAAGACCTGTTTCAGGATCAGCCCATAACTCAGGCTTATCTAGGTAGCGGACATTGTATCTAATAGGTTCTGCCCTTGTAGGATATATTCCAGCAACCAAATCAACAGGATGATCAATTAATCGCAACAAAGCTCCTGCTTCCCAGGCAACATCTGAATCAATAAAAACTAGCTCATCACAATCAGAATTATAGAAATTTGTGGCAATGACTCCTCGGCAATCAGCAATAAGGGCATTTCCGATGTCATCAACTAAGGTAAATTTATCGCCTCTTTTGATTAAAGCGATTAAATCAGTAAACAGGCAACGCATTGTTCCCATGTGAACTGTGCCTGTATAAGCAGGCATGGCAATCATAATATGTTTCATTTTCTTTCCTTCACAAAGAAAAAACCCTTCCTTTTTAGGGGAAGGGCTTAGTTTTTACAACATTTATTAAGCAGTAATGCCTACATTTTTCAATGCAGTAATTAGAGCATTAACAGCAGCTACTGTTTCAGCAGTTGTAGGAGTTGCAGCCAATGAAGTGATTGCAGAAGCCTGAACTACTGGAGTTTCGCCATAAAAGCCTACTTTACCGCCTGCGATACCTAGAGCTACACCATCGGCAGCATTGCCGTTGAATAGATATACAGGGGTTACTGTTGAAGCTGGGCCTGGATTAGACATGATTTATTCCTTTCTTAGTCTGTTAATTAAGATGCAATACGGCAAGCCAACTCAGGATAGAGAGGGGCCCAACCATAAAGAACATCCAAACGAGTAGGAATAGAGTCATTGTTAATTGTGTATTGACGAACTACACGCATAGAAAGACCGATTTCCTTGTCTGAAGCACGACCAGCAAAGTGAACACCTTCAGGCAACTCAAGATCCGCTACTGCTAGAGTAAACGCATTTTTGTGCATAAGGATGTTTTGTGGGCTAGTTACACCAGTTTTGTTAAAGAAAGTTACAGCTTGTGCGCCTGAGCTTGTTACGCTGATGTTTTGGAACTGACCAGCAGAGATAGGAGCTGGGCTTACATTAACTGTAATTGCAGCATCTGTTCCGCTAACGGCTGAGTTCACAACAAAGTTACGCAACTTGCCATAAGACTGACGATTTTGTGGGTTTACCGCAAATACACCAGCGATAGTGAATGTATCACCTTGGTTCAAGCTAACTGCACCAGTAGCTGTCAAAGTGATGTTAGCGTTAGATGCCCAACCTGAAGTTAGGAAGCCAGTTGCTGTAGTCACATTGACTGTTGCTGTGCCAGCGAATGAGCCGTAAGTTTGGTTCACAATGTTCTGATCCATCTTCCAGTTCATACCAGCAGAGTCACGACCCATCAAACCTTTACGATATTGAGTAGAAATCGCTTCTTGTGGAACAAACAAACCTTTCAAGCTATCAACAATAGTTGCGCTTGAGAATGGATCGATGATTACTGATCTACGACCATCACGAGGAGCGCCTTCAGAATCAAGGTATGCGCCAGCGTTCAAGAAAGTAATCAAGCCTGTTGGAGGAGTGCCTGCTGTGCCTACTGTGTTGTAAGTAGCGTTTTTAGCCATTGTCAAACCATCTAAGTCGATTTTGTTGGCAATAGCAGCAACTGCTGGCTTTAGAACACGATCAGAGAACATATT